CGTCGCGGCGCTGCGGGTACATGGTGATGGCCACGTCCTCGTCCACCCAGCGCGTGCGGAACAGGTAGCGCGCATCGCTCAGGTCCGGCTCCATGGCCATCGAGTCCCAGAGCACATTGCGCCAGTCCTCGTACTTGTCGTAGATGATGTCCTTGGTGGGGTCGTTGCGCACGCCGGAGTCCACCCAGCCCACGCCCACCTTCACGGTGTCCTCGAAGGCGCGCGAGCGGTTGAATGTGGTGCGGTTCACGTCGCTGACGTACTTGAGCACCTTGGTCTTCACGTCTGCCAGCTGCACGTCGTCCTCGGCGCGCGGCAGCACGCTCCAGTCCACGCGCGCGCGGCGCTCCGTGCCAATGAGCCAGTCGCACATCACGGCCACCTCGTTGAACACCAGGGGCACCTGGCCGCGCTCCTCCAGCGTGGCCGCGTCGGCCGGGTCCCACTGATCGCCGTCGTAGTAGTCGGCGTCGATGGACATCTGCAGGCGGTTCTCGGCCTGGATCTCGCGCTCGCGGTAGTACCAGCTCAGGAGCTTGCGCAGGGTCTTGCGGGCCTCGGGCTGGTCCAGCGGGTGCGGCGGCATCTCCTCGTCGGCGTCGAACTCCAGCGGCACGTCGTTCAGGATGCGCTCGCCCACGCCCGCGCGACGGTTGAAGCGGGCCTCAAGCTGGGACATATTCGGCCCCCAGGTCCGGGATGGTCAGGGCCTCGGCCGCGATTTCCTTGCCATCGGACTTGACCACCAGGGTGCCGAACTCCTGGCCCGCGCGCTGCCATGTGGGTTCGCTGGGCATGCTCACCAGGTCGGGCAGGCCCTCGTTGACGATGGTGGCCACGCGCACCCAGTTCGGCCGGTTGGGCTCGATGCCCAGCACCTCGCAGGCCTTGACGCAGGCGCGCGCCAGATAGGCGGGGTCATCGTAGAGATAGGCCGCGCTCTCCATCACCACGTACCAGGGTGATTTCGGGCGGTAGGCCGGGATCAGGACCAGCGCGCGCTCGGCGTTGATCCAGGTGTAGACGGCCAGCAGGTCACCATGCTGGCGGTGGAGGTGGGCTTTACGGAGGTCGATACATGCAGGCATGCCCGCGAAAGTGGCAGGCTTGGTACGGGATCAGCGTGCCATGCCGCCCGCGCGTCGCCTGAGAGGCACAGCGCCCGCAGTGTCGTTGTCCATGCGCGGCAAGGACATGGCGATGTAGCGCCATACGTCGGCGCCGTGGCTGGCGTCGTCGTGCAGCGGCTTACCCGGCTCCCCTGTTCGTGGATCGATCAGGCGTTTGTACCGACTCAGGCAATCCAACAGCAGCCCGCATTTGCTTTCATCGACATATGCCGTGGAGAAGATGCCACGGGCCATTCGGATGCCTGCCTCCGTGCCGAAGATCGGCAACACCTCGACCTCGCGGCCCAGGTCTTCCAGGATCTGGGCAGATGTCATCCCAGTCTTGGCATCGCCCTGGTTCGCATCGTGGGGCAGAAAGTCTGTGCCCCAGCGGTAGGGCAGCTTCTCCATCTCCTCGATGTAGCTCTCCAGCGTGCGCCGGTTGTCCTGGAGGTAGTTGATGACCCGCCAATCCACGGGCGTGCGCTGGACCATGGCGATAGCCATGTTGTCCGCATAGCCCAGGTCCCAAACCGTGTGCACGGGCAGCTTGGGGTTGTAGGGCACCAGGCAAACGCGGCCATCTGTGTAGAGCCGTTCCACCTCCTTGGCATAGATCGCGCCCGCCACGGTGCGCTTGGGCTGGCCCTCCCACACGTTCCAGTAGCTGTCCGGGTCGCGCTTGAAGTGCCGGCGACGCTCGTTCTCCAGCACCTCGGGGAACCAGGGGTTGTCCCGCCAGTTGATTTCGCACAGCCAGGTGTCGCTGTCGGCCGCCTCGATGAACCGGGCATAGGTGGCGTCCGTGGCCAGGTCCGGGTTCAGCGTGAGCCAGATTTCCGAGCCAGGCCGGCGGATGGTCGGCACCAGCACCTCCCAGCTGCGCGCGCTGACGCTCTGGGCCTCCTCCACCCACACGATGTCGATGGCCTCATAGGACTTGATCGAGTCCACCGTGTGGCTCTGCAAGCCCGCGAACAGGATGAGCGTGCCGTTGGCGCCGCGAATCTCCGTGTCCAGCACCTCGTAGAAGCCACCCAGGCCAAGGGCCGCGATCTGGTCGGACAGCAGGCGGTGCACCGAGTCGCGCATGGACTTCTGGATCTCGCGCGCGCACAGGATGCGCAGCGGCCGGTTGCTGCCCATCACCAGCAGTGCCATGGCCACAGACCAGGACTTGGCGCCGCCGCGCCCGCCGTACATGACCTTGAAGCGCTTGGTTTGGAACAGGCCGCGCAGCTTCGAGGGGAACTCGACCCGGACGCGCGAGCGGTCTACCTCGTAGTCCTCGGCGAAATCTGGTTCCGGGTCCCCGCCGGCCAGGTGCGCGGCCTGCAGGCTGGTGGACAGCAGGTTCATGCGCCCTCCCCATCCCGTGGATCGTGCTCACGCTCAGGCGCATCTACGAAGTGCAGCTCGAAGTGGCCCACGTTGCCGCCACCGTTCGGCCCCTTGCCCGCGTCCTTGTCGTTCATGCCGAAGGCCTGGCGCTCCATGTCCACCACGATGCGCAGGCTCTCGGCCAGCACCTTCATGGTCTTGGAGCGCTCCGGCAGGCTGATGACCTTCTGGTAGAGGTCGTTCAGCTTGTCCATGCCGTTGTCGTCGGGCGAGCGGAGCATCTCGCCCAGCTCCTGCAGGTAGGCCACTGTGTCCGCGTCTGCCATCTGCTCCAGCTCGTCCAGCAGCGCGTTGGTGATCTTGCGCGCCCGCTGGATGTCCCGCCTGTGCGCCAGCCGGATGGTGGCCACAGCTTGCGCATTCGCGTCCACTACCTCACGTTCGGACGCAGTACGCTCCGCGCGTACCTCGCTGCGTACCGCCTCTTTGCGTACCAGCTGCTCTGCCTTCTCCTGGATGCGCTCCGACAGGTCACGGCTCCAGTCGTCACGCTTGGCCCGCTTGCGGATCGCCCCCTCGCTGATGCCCTGCTCCGCTGCGATCTGCCTCAGGCTCTTGATGCCAGCCCTGTAGTCCAGCTCGATGCGCTCCCACTGCGGGGCCTGCTTTTGTTCCTTGCTCATCCTCCCGAAGCTGGCAGGCTTGGGACGGCATTCCGCAAAACAACCCTGAGGAAGCAGCTCTGTCGCAGGGCATACAGGCGTACTGCGCTGAACACGAGTCGTGTGCCGATCCTGGCGCGGAGTCCTGATGACACGTAACATAAAACAAGGCCCGCAATTGCGGGCCCTGCTTCCATCACAGACTAGCTTTTGCGCCTACTGCAGCCTCAAGGGCGCAACGATCGGCGAGGGAAGGCCAATCTGAGCTGCCGTAACGGGCTGCAGCAGCCAGCCGTACTGGCCCCCGGTAGAGGTTCCGCAACTCGAATTGTCAAACCCTGTGATACCTGTCGGCATAACGGCCAGGACCGTTCCGTTGGACTGAGGTGTCGCCGAGGTCACCATGAATGAGCCCAGCGAAAGCGACCATACAACCGTCTTGGCGTAGATGGAGCTTGCCGTCGTGGGACTGCCTGAATTCAAGTAACCTTCACCTGAGCAGTTGCCAGGGCCCGTGCCTTTGTAATAGATCTGAGCGTTGGGAAGCGTCCCATCCCAGGACATCACCATCAGGTGGCCCGTGCTGGTCACGAGAGTGATGTTATTCCGCGCCGCGCTCACCACCTTACCCAGGGTCACATTGTTGGCGTCAACCAAAGTCACGCCACCGCCGGCAGGACCAGCAGGCCCTGTCGCGCCCGTGGCACCGGTCTCGCCTTGAATACCCTGGGGACCCGTCGCACCCACATTGCCCGCAGCTCCTGTGGTGCCGGGGACACCCTGGACGCCTTGTATACCCTGCAAGCCCTGAGGACCCTGCGGACCTATGGCACCGGTATTGCCCGTGGGGCCGGTGGCACCCGTGGCGCCCGTCGCACCTGTTGGGCCTGTCGCTCCTGTCTCACCAGTAGCGCCCGTCTGACCCGTGGCTCCCGTCACGCCCGTGGCGCCTGTCGGCCCCGTTACGCCTGTCGCTCCAGTAACACCTGTCGAGCCCGTGGCTCCCGTCGCCCCTGCGCCTGTAGGACCCACGGGACCGATAGCCCCTGTGGCGCCCGTGGGTCCTGTTGCCCCCGTCGCACCCGTGGCTCCTGCGCCAATGCCTGGAGCGCAATGCACCAGTTGTCCCGTCACGCCATCGACACACAGCAGCTGGCTGCCAGTGGCTGTATCGGCCGGCAAAGCCGGAACCACGACTTCACCTGTGTTCTGTACACGCAGACGCTCGGCCCCTGCCGAATTTTTGATAATGAAATTTCCGCCTGGAGGCATGGTGATGCTGACATCAGCAGCGTGCGCGACAGGCGCGAGGAAGCCAGCGCTCAGGCACAAAGCAAAAATCAGGCGAGAAGGTACGTTGATTTCTTTACGGGACATAGTTCAGCTGCCGTTGAGATAAAGCACTTGGGCACCCTGCGCCAGACCTACGAGCCCAGGATGAAGAGAGAGAATGAACAGCTCAGAGTGTTGTACGGCTACGACGTTGGCGAGCCAGGGCCAGACCACCAAGCATCAAGCTCATCAACATCAGCCCATAGGTACTGAGCGTGGGGATGCTTGCCGGAGAAGTCACCACCGGTGCCCCGATCTGCACATTTCCAGGTACGGCGCTACCGCTGGGATTCGACAACGTGGCGCCAGGCCCCATCGTGACGACGGCAGTGCCAGGGCCAGACGAAGTCAGCACGACCGGCCGACCAGGAGTGCCCAGAGTCAGCGTTCCAAGAACCGTCAGGTTGGTGCCCGCCGGCAAGACGATGGTGGGCGGGGTGGCTGTGGTGCTGATCAGCGTGAGATCTTTCACGATGATGTTTCCACTCAGTTGAAGAACAGAACCGGGCGCACAGCTGTCCGACAGGACCACGCTGCTGGCTCCCAAATTCAGAGGGACGGTGCTCGTAAGGTCCCCGCTGACGTTCAGTTGCCCCCCTGTCCCAGTGACTGTAGCCCCTGAGTCGAAAGCGAACGAGCCGGTGTCAAAACTCCCCGTACCCAAAGTCAACTCGCCCTGCATGATGACCGCCGTGCAAGGAAGTTGGAAAGAGCCACCGGCAAGATCAATGCTGCTCCCCGGCGGCACGACCATCTGCCCCCATGCCGATCCACACACCGCTGCGCTCAGAACCAGCGAAGCAAAGCTACGCTTACCAAGTCCTACCATTTGATGATCTCCGCGACGGGGCGTTATGCCCCTAAGTTTTCAAGCGGGCACGCAACCTCCTTGGTGCAGGCCCCACCGCAGGATCATCAGATACAAAATAGCATTTAGTTAACAAAAATTAACAATTGATAGCCTCGTTTCATTTATCGAAAACTATTAACTATTAGTGTGCTACCCATGTGGGGCGCGCGTCTGGTGCCAAGAATGAAAAAAGCCCTGGCCGGTCTGGCAGAGGGCTTCTTTGATCAACACACTGGAGCGCAACTCCTGCAGCGCTCTGGCCTCAAGGCAGCAAGGCCGGCTTCCTCTATCTGCACATCTACAGGCGGCGCGCGGCGATCTGCAGGCGCTCGGCCAGCGTGGGCTTTGCAGCCAAGCGCTCTGCCGTTCCCTGCACACCGTCGCGGCCTGTTGCAGCCCGCGCGATGAGTGCAGTACCCAGAGCCCCACTCACAAGGCGGCCCATGCCACTTTCTGCGCGCCGGGCGTGGCGCAGCGCCAAGAGGCCGGCACCGAGCACAAGCCAGTGCTCTCCCGTGAATCCCTTGCGAGAGTCATCCCACTTGCGCAGGTCCTGGATCTTTTCTGAAATCGCCATTCATTGCTCCTGTTGCTTCAGAGCTGTCATGGTGTGCCAGCAACAGGCTGCAGGCTGTCGGTCCCTGGGCAAGATTCCGGTGGCGAGAGTCCTACGGGTGCGCCGCGAGAGCCAGTACCAGGGAAACAGCATGGCGCGAGCCCTCGCTCTCCGCTCTCCGCTCTCCGCTCTCATCGCGGAGCATGCTTCTGCTCCTTGCTCATCCTCTCTAACCGGAAGCCTTGGAGCGTCAGCAACTTGCCTCGCAGAAAAATTTGCTTAATCGCGCTAAGTCAATCACCCAAAATTTAGCGTGGTATCCAGCCAAATTGATAAAAATCACAAAGGCATGCTAACTTTCTAAAGAAAGTAGCGTAGTTTGAATAACTATCAAAACGATCTATGTTTTTAATCAGAAAATCCCTCACCGTTCCCACGTCAAACCGTTCTTTAGGAAGAAATGGAAGGAACATAGCTGCTTTTTCCGGCAAATTAGTCTCAATAATTTCCCTAGCGGTCTTATCTTTCTCGGTCTTAACAAAGGACTTTGCGTATGCTCTTGAACGATAATGATCCACGCCATCAACCGGAAGATGCTTATCCAGAGAGAATCCCGATTTACTATATTCCTGATAACTAGAGATCCCTAAGCTCTGAAGATACCTAAAAATAGGGATGTATTTCGCACTTTTTCCTAAAGCAGGAACTGTTTTGCCTAGTATCGCTGTGGGATCGTAGCTACTGACATCTTCCAGGAAGTCCTTAAACAAATCCAAAACACTCAAACCGTTATATCCTATTTGGCTAGCTCTCTCACTTGCAACGCCTACGCCAACAACAAACTCTATATCTGCTTTTTTCTCAATATCATCAACATCTACGACGCAAAGTTTTTCTGAGGCTGCTGTATCGCGCACCATTTCATAAAGCTGCTCTTTGCAATATCTAAGTATGCGGGCGGGAATCTTTCTTTTAACAGAATCAAGCGCCTCATAAATTGGCACAAAATCGTCACTCTTTACTATAGTAATGGGCAGTTGGCCTCCATCAATCGCCATCAAAGTCTTGCTGTATTGTGGCTGCTCCCCATGCGCTCGCTGAACAAAAATGAGATTATTTTGTAGTTTTGGCAAATTATCTTGACCTAAAACTCTTGTTATACCTCGCAGTAGCTCCTGTATATTAGTATCAGCGAGCGAATAGCCGATAAATACAACAGGATGCTCCACAAATATCGTAATCAACTTTGCAGCCAGATACGGGTTTGCCGCATGAAATCCACGGTAATCCTCTTCGGTTAAAACCAGAGAGGACGGGCGTGACGCAGAACCATGTATCTTATAAATTTCAGCAATAGACTGAGTATTGGAGAATAGAAGCTCATTCTGACCGGTAAAGACTTTGTAGTCTGGAAACAGACTTTCAAGCAATGTATCCCAGTTTGTCGTAATAATACCATCCACATTCAACCTGGATAGCAACTCAATTTCTTCTATATGCTGCCTTTTTCGCCCATCCTGCACAGCGGCAAGAATGTAGTTACAAATCTCTATTCTTAGAGCCGAAGTGCCGTCCTTAGCCTTCGATTTGTTTTTCTCTCGGCTCTCTTTATATATTTCGGATGTCCACCAAAGGTTATGAAAGTCCGAGGAAAGCAATGAAGCGACCTTCGGCAAGTAACCATCTGCACTCGCCACATAATACTCATAGGACTTTAACTGGGAGGAGAATTTTTGCAGGAGCGAACTCCAATCCTCGAGGCCTAGATATCGCCTCGAAAAACCTGAACCAACAAACAAAAAAGGCGCCGATAAAGCGCCGGAAAAATGAGCAATGAGGTCATCTTTAATGGTCATGAACGATCTTTAAGCTAATTCACCAAATAAATACTCAACCAAAATTAAGAAGTATGCTGCTTCTCATGGCGACCCCAGCTTGCAGGATGATGTGCACTATCATATCCAACAACCCACTCTTCCCCTATTTGAGTCGATAGCGCATCACAGGCTTCCGCCCCGGCAGTTCTGTTAGCTTGCCTACCATCAAGCCCTCACGCACAAGGTAGAGCAGTGCCCAATCGATTTCCCCTTTGCTGCGACCCAGGGCCAGGACCAGCTCTGAGTGGAAGAACCAACGTCCGGGGGCTTGGCGCAGAAACCGCAGCAGCACGTCGGTGCCACTTCCCGGGCGGATGACGCCTTGAGGGCGCGGGTTGTTGCGCCGCGTGCCCTCCTCCTGCCGACCCTCCAGCTGGCCAGCCATCCAGTCCATGCAGCTCAAGTGGGGCCACCTTCTTGTTTTTGCGTGTCGTTGCGGTTCATCTTCGCGGCCTTGGTTTCCAAGGTGGTCCTCTTTCAAAAATCCAGAATAGGCGTGGCGTTGAGCAGGCCCAGCGCCCACAGCACAGCGGCGCGGTCGCGGGCATCGGTGTTGGGAGCGCCGGCCAGCGCACGCCATGCCAGGACCTGGCGCAGGTGCGCGGCCATGAACGCGGCTTCCTTGCGCGCGGCCGGCGCAGGCCCCTGGTCCAGCCAGGAATGGCACGCGGCGCAGCCCCAGGCGCTGTAGTGGTCGTCGGCCTTCCTGCGCTCCCCCTTCCCGTGGATGGACAGATTGCTGTGGCAGCAGACGACCGTGGTGCTGTCGTTCGTGCAGATCCCCGGTACCAGCAGCAGGCACTGCTGGCCCTTGGCCAAGGCACGCAGGCGCGGGTTGCGCTGGGCCACCGTCTTGGGCGCTGGCACGACCTGGTGCTGGTCGATGAGCGCCAAAGTCGCAGCGCGCGGCCGGGCCTCGGCCATGGCGCGGGCGGCGCGGGCCTCCAGGCGCTGCTCGCGCGCCAGCTCGTGGGCAGCATGGGACGCAGGCGCGGCCCGCCGGCGGAACCCTGCCCCGCCGGACTTGAAGGCAGTGCGGCGCATCAGGGGCACACCCCGCCAATCACCTCGCCTGTGTCCGGGTGGGTCTGCTCGCGCTCCCATTGTTCGAAGGTCGCCGGGAACTCCACGTTCAGATCGTTGATGGCGTGGGCCATCACGCGGTCGATCAGGTCGCCGTACTCGCGCACGCCCAGGCTCTCCGTGCTGATGCGCTCCTGCGTGGTGGTCGTGGCGCCGCTGATCAGGTCATGGTGCGTCACCGATCGACTGCCCAAGTACTCGGCGCGGAAGTGCTCCTTCCAGGTGGCCTTCGAGTGCCGGCGGCCGTCGATGACCACCTGGCGCGCGATCTCGGCCAGCACGAAGTCGTGATAGAAGGTCCGTTGCCTGTCGGTCTTGGCGTCCTCGTGGAGACGCACGAACACCTCCAGCCGGCGGCCAGCCTCCCACTGCTGCATGCACCAGGGCGCCACGCGCTGCAGGAAGTTGGCCCGGGCCTGCTCGGGGCCGTCCCAGTGAGCGTGCAGGGCAATCTCAGCCATGGCGCCCTCCCCGAAGATCCGCAGCGCGGCGGAATGGCCAGGCCACCATGGCCGCATCGCGGCTGTGCTCGTTGCTCGGGCCCGTCCAGCCCGTGATCGCGGCGAAGCGCTTCGCATCCAGCTTGCCGCCCTTCCCTGCCGGGCTGACGCCGTGGGCAGGGATGCCCAGATCTGCGCAGTGCGCCGTGATGTCCGCACAGCGCGCGTCCACCTGCCCCACATTGCGCGCCATCTTGGCGCTGGCGGCGCCGGTCTTGCCGCGCGTCCAGGTGTGCGACTGCAACCGGCTGTCTTCGAAGACCACGCGCGACGGCATGCGCGCGGCCAGCGTGCGCTCGATGTGGTGAGGCGGGATGGTCAGCAGCTCCACCAGCTGGCCATCTACGAAAACGGCCACACCCGTGTTGGCTCCGGGGTCCATTCCGAGAATCACGCTCATGCGCGGACCCTCCCGGGGATCAACGCCGTGAACATGCCGCCCTCCTCGCGCCATGTCTCGTTCCTGCGAATCTGCCCGATGGTGGGCTTGGAGACGCCGTAGCGGTCTGCCAGGACTGCCTCTGGTTCAGTGCTCGCGCGGATGGCCCGCACTTTTTCGATATCCAGCTTGCCCCGCGCGGCTTGTTGGGCGCGGGCAATGCGCAGCTTTGTCAGCGGGGTGAGGCTGCGCCCACGCGACTTTTCCGCGCGCGTTCCCAGCTTCATGTGCTCGTAGGCCACGCATGCGGGATCGTCACAACCAGCACGCACGGTCTGCTGCAGGCCCAGCGGGCCGCGCTTGATTGCCCAGACCACGCGGCGTGCGGATGTGACCGACCCGTCCGGGCCAAAGCGCACCATGGGGCCACGGCGCGGGTCGATGTAGCCGGTCCAGATCAAGCAGCCGTCCAGGGTGCGACGGCATTTGCCCTCGATCAGCTGCAGGCGCAGCTCGTCGGACATCACCCAATCGGCGGCCACGTAGTGAGGGAAACGGTCCAACTGAATCAGGCGGATGCGCCCTTCAGACACGAGCGCGTCAATGATGGCGCGTAGCTGAGCGCGTGCCGAATCAGACATCGTGCCGGCCAGGGCAGCGTACTGCACAGGGCCGGCTTCAATGGTGGCCAGCACCTGGTCGCGGTCGAATTCAAACCTGCGGGTCATCGGGTGTTCCTGAGAGCGAAGTGGTAGACGCCGAACCCATCAGGGCCGGCGCTTTCGGGGCGGACGCGGCCGGCGCGCACGGCTGCCTCGGCCTCTACCTGGTTGACGGAGATTTCGCGGCCCTGCTGGACCGCGTAGAAGCGGAACCCTGGCCGGTAGCGCAGCACGGCGCCGGTCTTGAGGAGCTGCAGGAGGGTCATGCCTCGCTCCTGTTCGGGGCAGCACGCTCCAGCAACTGCATTGCTTTGGCAGGCAGCGAAGAAATCAAAGTCTTGCCAGCGGCATTTCCGTTGGACAACACCGCGATGGCACGTTTCTGCTCGCCGATCAACGCCGGGCGTGGCAGCGGAAGCCCACGACTCGTGTATTCGAAGTCGGGCGAACGATCACCAGCCAAGCGGCGCTGATACTCGAAGTGGCCCCGCCCGGTGTACGCGCGGTGCGCTTCGCAGAATCGATGCTGCAGGTAGGACAGCTCCTCCAGGTCGGTGCGACAAACCTTTGGCCATCCACCCAGGTCCTCAATGACCGCGTGAATTGCTGGATCGTCAAACACCACGTCCGAGTAGCCCCCCACAGCGCTCATCGCCTCGTGTACCTTGCCCCACGCGATTGCGGCCCGATCGGTAGCAGTGCCCTGCAGGATGCGGGCCAAGTCGGCGACCTTGGGGGCGAACTGGCCGCGCTCAGGGTCAATGCAGTGCCGCTGCATCGCGGCGCTTATCTGCTCCAGCTCGAAGCCATGGCAGGCGTTCCACCACAGGTCCAGGACGAAGTTGCTGGCGTCCTGGCGGTAGTACGCCAGCACATCGGTCACGAGCTGCCCAAAGGCCGCCC